ATGCCCCTGACTGACACCGCTGTCCGGCAAGCAAAGGCCAAGGAAAAAGACTACAGCGTCACCGATGGTGATGGGCTTGCACTGTTTGTGTCTGCCAACGGAACAAAGTCGTGGCACTTCCGATACTCCTGGCACGGCAAGCAGCCGCGCATTTCCCTCGGCACATACCCTGAGATCGGCTTACGCGATGCCCGCGAGCTGCGTGATCAGGCCCGCTCAATGGTTGCTCGAGGCATTGATCCACGGTCAGAGCGTCGGCAGGCACAGCAGGCGAGCGCGGAATCCCAGCAGAACACTTTTGAAATCGTTGCCGAGCGCTGGTATGCCTTCCGCTCGCCACGTCTGAGCAACGCAGCAAAGGGCGGACGCCATCAGTCACGCCTTTACCTCGACAAAGATCTGTTACCCGTCCTGGGCAAGTTGCCTATTGCTGATATTCGCCGCGCCGATGTACTAGCCGCTGTGCGTCGGGTTGAAAAGCGCGGGGCACTGAATGTCGCGGAGAAGTGCAGAACCTGGCTCAACCAGATATTCCGCTTTGCCATTGCCGAGGGGCTGATTGAGACAAATCCTGCCGCTGACATGGATATCGTCGCTGCTGCCCAGCCGCCAGTCAGGCATAACCCGTACCTCAAGCGGGAAGAGCTGAAACCCTTCTTGCTGAAACTTCGTGAGTACGACGGCTCTTTGTTTACGCTGCTGGCTATCCGGCTGCTGATACTAACCGGCGTGCGAACGGGAGAGGTGAGGGCGGCAACGCCCGGTCAGTTTGACCTGGACGCCGGCTTGTGGACGATCCCACCGGAGAACGTGAAGCAACTTGCATTGAAGGTGAAGGATGGATCAGGGGATATACCGCCCTATCTGGTGCCACTTTCGCGGCAGGCGGTTGATGTTGCGCGCCAGCTTATGTCGATGACCGGGCAGTGCAAGCTGCTCATACCGGGGCGCAATAACCCCAACACTCCAATGAGCGAAAACACGGTCAACGACGCAATAAGCAGGATGGGATACAAGGGCAAGCTGACTGGTCACGGCCTGAGGGCCACGCTGTCGACTGCCCTGAACGAGATGGGCTACAACCCCGATTGGATCGAAGCGCAGCTATCACATGCGGGGGAAAACAAGGTACGCAGGGCTTATAACCATGCCGCATACGTGGAACAGCGGCGGGGGATGATGCAGGACTGGGCTGACTACCTGGATTCTGTAGAGGCTTCCTGATCAGCTCTGGCGGCCTCGACCTGGGCCCTGTTCCAGGCGACGACCTCGGATTTGACCCAGGCTACCGAGCGTCCGCCCAGTTTGACCTGTTTTGGAAACTCGCCGGTCTTTGCCATTTCATAGATTTTGCTGGTCTTGTAACCGACCAGCTTAATTACCTCGGGGAGGCGGATGAATTCAACGGGTTCGTCGTTGCGCGCGGTGTTCATAGTTTTACTCCGGGCCGCGCTGGGCGGCGGAAGGGGTTAGAGGCTGGCGCGAAGGTCACGCACCCAGGCATTACGTTCAGTGGTGCGCTTTTGCTCGTCCGCCCACTTCTCCTTTTGGTATTCGATATCTTTGGCTGCTCTCAGCTTCGAGCCTTTCCAGTCGTCCGGAGCTCTGTACCAGATTTCGCCAAACCGCCAAATTCCATCACGGATTTTCGAGCGGATAGCGTCCTCGCTGTAGCCAGACTCGCTGGCGAATTTCCTGATGGTCATGTAGCGCATTGGCTGCTACTCCTGCCGCGTCAGGTTTGGAACTGCGGGTGAAACTGACGCGTCAGCCTTCATCATCTCGCGCCCCCGATTCAGCTACGGTGCGCAGCTTGAGTGCGATACCGCAGGAGTTGGCCAGACCGGTGAGTTGGCCAACTGTGGTGGCCGGGTCTTGAAGCGCCTGACCGAACCGGATCAGACGCTCGCCCAGGCTTTCGAACTCGGTGCGCAGTTGGACCTGGGTGCCTTGGCTTAGAGTGCTCATGCCTGATGCTCCTGATTGGCCTTTGCCGCCTCCTGAGCCGCCTTGGCCAGCGCATCAAGCAACAGCGCTTGTTGCTCTTGGCCATGCAGGTAAAGGCGAAGGGCGCGGATCACGACTGTGTTCATACTGGTGTCGCTTGATGCCGCTGCACGCTCGACCTCGCTGCGCATGTCGTCCGGGAGGCGTACGACGAATTTGTCTGCGCCGCGGCTACCACCTTCATACCGTTTCATGGCGATCACTCCCGGTGCGAGGGTTGGCCAACTTGGCAGTACGGACTTCGGAACGGTCGACGGCCAGCTCGGCCGGAGCATCGATGCCCAGGCGGATCTGGCCGTCGCGGCCACTGATCACGGTGATTTTGATGTCGTTACCGATGATTATTGATTCGCCGAAGCGACGGGTTAGACACAGCATGGTGGCTCCTTGCAGGCGCTGCGCGCCCAAAGCAATTAATGAATCAGCGAATGAATCTGCGGACGGGGCGGACGCGGAGCTCGCTGATCTTGGCGCGGTTGTACTGACTGCCATCATCGAAGTACTGAAAGAATGCGTTGTAGGCGGAGCGCTGCGTGCTCGACCAGTAGCAGCCCTCTTCAAAGCGGTCGGAAAGGTATGCCCAACCGTGATTCAGCTCAGCGGCGGAGGGCAGGTAGAAGTCGCTTTGACCGTCTGCCGTGTACTGACTCGCATAGAAAGCTGCAGGAAAACCAGCGTTCAGAGTAAGCAGTGCCTGGGTATTGGTGCGTCCATCGAACCTGCTCGTCGCACCAGTTTCAGTGCCGCTCGGACCCCATTTGAAATTCCCGGCATCCTCTTGCGCGTAGATCACATGGCACAGCCCTTCGGGATACTGGCGCACGCCGCCGTAGATGCCGCCCTGGCCAGCCCAATACGCGCCTATCTCTGGCGCTTCCAGTGTTTCCGAGTGCGCATCCTTCGCCGGCTCTGGCCGGGTTGTTCCGCTTGCCAGAAAACCGCGTATAAGGCCGGCCGCGACAGGGGATATCCCTTCGACGGAAATGTTCACGTTCAGCGTGTTAATCAGTGGTGCCTGCTTCATTTCACTTTCTCCAGGCAAGCCGAGGGCCTGCCGCGATCGTTGGCTTTCGCAAAATCAGGTTTGTGTTAATGCGTCAGATCGAGCCTGAACACTGGACTGCCCAACTGCGAGATGGGCACGCCGCTGCTCAGATCATGCGATGAGAACGCCTGCGTGCTGGTCTTTGTTATTGCGATGGTGCGGATCTGGGCTGGCCGGGGCTGTATAAGCGAAGCTGATCAGGCCGCGGCGGAACGCTTCGGCAACCAACGCGGCGCGACTTGATACGCCAAGCTTGAAAAAAATTCGCTCAACAGTCTTTTTCACGGTGCCCGGCGCACACTCCAGTGCTCTGGCTACTTCCTTGTTTGCAAGACCAGAGCATATCGCCAAAGCAGTGCGCAACTCTTGATCGGCCAACACACCCTTGGTGCCTTGGAGTCCTTTAAATTTGATCATCTTACGTACCTTCTCTCTGCCGTGTGCGTTGGTGACAGGCAAAATATAAGCAGATTTATAGAAGTGGGCAAGCGGTTTTTGAATAATTTTTATCAGTTTGCTTTTTCCCGGATGTCAGGCACAAAAAAACCCGGCATGCCGGGCTTGGATGGTTGGCGAATTACCTAGTAAAAAGAGGCTCCCCAGAAAACACGCCCCATTATGCGAATCCGAGAATCTTCCATTTCACGCGCTGTGTACGTTTCGTCAGGGTGCTCTGCTGTGTTGTAGCTTCGAACCCGAATTCCGCCACCAGGGAGTCGATAAAGTGCCTTCACCCTGATCTGGCCTCCGTGGTCGATAACGTACATCTTTCCGTCCACAACCAAACTTTCGTTCATATTTGCAAGGACAGTGCTGCCGTCATGCAATACCGGACTCATTGAGTTTCCCGAGATAGCTACTGCAACGACGTGTTCAGCTCCCACGCCCTGTTTCTCTAGAATCTCGTTGTTAAGGTCAAGCCGTGCGGTTGCGCTGATCTCGACAGCTGTCCTGCTGGGATCATCAGGATCGTCAAGCTCAATCAGGTACGGAATTTCCGATGTGAGAAGTGAGTTAGAGGGAGCGAATTTACTGACCGCCTGAAGGGCTTCGATCCTTTTCCGGACAGCGTTATTGAGCGGTGCGTCATCCTCATGCTCCCCATTAACGAGCTCCTCAAGAGCCGCCGCCCAAAGATCCTTGGGATCTTCCAGGGTGTGGATATCCCCTTCGCCGGTTTGGAGCCACAAGCTATTTACCCCGCACTCCTGAGCGATTTGAAGCAAATACGAGGACCGCAAAGTCTTCCCGGATTCAAGCTGACTGATTGCGGTCTGAGCGATGCCGACCTTCTCTGCCAACTCGGACTGAGTCAGATGGGCTTCTTTGCGCGCGAGCTTGATTCGTTCTGATAGGTTCATCCGCTCATCCTATAAATTAGCTTATAGTGTTGCAAATAAGTATTCTTCTGTGCAGTCTATAAAAGGACTTATCAGAGGCCGCCTTCATGGCTAAAAAAATCAGCGAACTAATTAATTTTTTCGGCAGCCAAGCGAAGACTGGGGAGGCCCTGGGTGTCTCGCAGGCTACGGTTTCTTATTGGCTGTCAGGATCGCAAAAGGTTAGCCCCGAAAAGGCACTGCTTGCCGAGGCCGTCACCGATGGCGCCATCCGAGCGTCTTCGCTCTGTGAGCTTATTGCTCAACTCGAAGCTCGCCACAAAGTAGGTGAATCATCCGCTGAATTCTTGATCTCCGCACGTGGGCCTGATGGCTCTGTATGCGTATCCAGTACTGCGCAGGCCTCCCCGTGACCTCCTGCCAATCAAAATTTTTGCTGTCTGGCTAACCCAAACGCCAGGCAACAAAAAGCCCGCTTCGTAGGCGGGCCCTTTAACCACTCCCGGCAAGGAGTGTTTCGAAACTTCTCGTTCTTGGAGAACGAACCAATGCACGCAAAAAATACCACCACGTCCCCAGTAGCGCAAGCGTCTTCGGAAATCACGTTTACCGCCGAACAGAAGCGGTTTATCGCAGACCTTCTGATCGCCGAAAGAAAGCATGCGTCCCGCTGGTGGACGTACCTGAATGAAATGCGTCTCGCCAGCCAGCTTCCGGAGTGGTGTGCTGACAAGAAAGATGTCGGCGACCACCTGGATTATGACGCCTGGGCGAAGGACTGCAGCGCAACAAGTTGGGCGCTTCTGGGGTTCAGTGGTCATCTGAACCGTTTTGACGCGGCTTCGGGCAAGGACGTGATCGATCTTGCCGTTGGCAAGTGGGCAACACTGGACGACAAGCGCGCGCCACGAAACGACATGCCTCTGGATTGTGGCGCGAACGGTGAAGTCCAATGAAAGCTGTAATTCCCAAATCACCGCGCCGTGTCCCGAAACGCAAGCAGATAGGTCTGCGCGAGAAGCCAGAGCAGGCAAGCGCATGGGACCGCCTACCCTTTGTGGGCCGCGATCACAGCAAGCATCACTCCAGCTGGGACGTGCCCCTGTCGGGCGGATACTTCGCTGGCATCGATGTTGGAAAGCTCGTGTTCCGCATGTACCTAAAATATGTCCGCGATGAGCAGGGCAACCCGCTTGCTTTGATCAGCACACACCTAACAGGAATGCTGCATTCGCTTGAGAACAGAAACCCGGTCACCAAGGAGGAGAAGGATTCTGTTAGCGGTCAGCGTGTCGGGTTCTTCAGCGAGCTTTCAACGTGGGTTGAGGCTTCTGCGTGCCGGTTGGGTAGCAGCCTCGACGCCATTCCGCATCGGTCGTTTATGCAGTCAGCCAACGAAGCGCTGCAGCGTGACGATGCTTCGCTCATGGCTGCGATTGAAGTTGCTGCGCGGAAGAAGAAAGCGGAGGCCTCGCAATGAGCCCGATCAACATCAACAACACACCGGTTCCCATCGTTGAGTATCGCGGCCAGCGCGTTGTCACGCTCGCAATGATCGATCAGGTGCATCAGCGGCCAGATGACACCGCCGGGCGCAATTTTCGGGAGCATCGCAATCGGCTGCTGGAGGGTTCTGACTACTTCATCATTTCCCGCGCTCAAAACAGCGAAATTCGCGGTTTAGAGACTGATATCCCTAATCGCGGCCTGATCGTCCTGACCGAGCAGGGCTACCTGATGCTCGTCAAGTCTCTGACTGATGATCTGGCCTGGACAGTCCAGCGCCAGCTGGTCAGTAACTACTTTCGTACGCCATCTGCGCCGATGCTACCCCAGGATCTTCCGGCAGCTCTGCGCCTTGCCGCTGACCTCGCCGAAGAAAAGGCCGTGCTGGCAATCGAAAACCAGCAGCAGGCCAAGAAGATCGAGGCACTTGAAAACCTCTTCATGCCGGGCGAGACGCCGACCCAGTTCGCGAAGCGCCTCAATGGCGTCAACAGCCAGCAGATCAACGCCGTGCTGCTGGATTTGCGGTGGATCTACAACACAGAGAAAGACCCGGAGCACTCACCGAAGTACCGGGTGTACAGCATCGCCCGGTCGAAACAGTGGCTCACCGAGAAGCCAGTCAAGGTCAGTGGAGAGGGCGTCACTGCGTTCATTCGTTACGCGCCAGTGATGCTAGAGGAAGGCACCAAGAAGCTGTTCGACCTCTACATGGCCTTGAAACTGCCCATGAAAAAGACGTGGGATGGGCAGTTTTTTTACGAGAAATTCAATCCGGAGAAGCCCCTGTGAGCAAGAAAATTACCTACGACGAACTCATGGGGCAGATCGCCGAGGCCGCTGTGAACTACCAGCAGGCCGAGACGCAGCGCAACAGCCTGCGTCGTGAGTTGAATGCTCTGTACAAGACCTACTTCACCGCATACGGGCATCCGTACCCCGATGAGCCACGCAAGCGCATAGACCCCGAGGATGACCGGTTCAGCGGTGTATTGCGCTTCACCGATGCTGCTTTCCAGCGCTGGCTTGCGGCGCGCTATCTGACCACCAGTACCAAATGCAAGATGCGCACGCTGATCCAGCGCCTGGAGCGTGCGCTGTGAGCAATGTAATCAACCTTTTCCCAAAGCTCACCTCAGCAGACACGATTAATCAGGAATTCTTCGAACGATTCACTGATGTCGCGCTGCTGCTCAAGTGTTTCCAGAGCGTTCAAGATGCAGTCGAGTTCATTCATGACGGTGGCAAAATCGAAGAGCGTGACGACAGCTACATTGATCTGGTCGGCGCGTACTGGGCGCTCAAGGTCCTGTTCGAGCGCCGTACCGGCGGAGACGCCCAGAAGGTTTCAGACGATCACCGAGAGGTGGAGAGTCGGTGCCTGCTGGCAGGTGAGCAACCGCCAGATATGCACATTCCAGTAGCTGGCTCGTTCGTTGCGCCTACGCCCCCTGAGGTATACAGCGAGCTAAGTGATATGGCACTGGCATGCAAGGCATTCAACTCTGCCGAGCAGATCCGCCTGGGCACAAACGCGACGCTTGCTGCAAACAACGCGCAAATCGGTGCCACGCTTGCTGTGGAGGCGATCAACGTCACAACCGCGCTTCGCCAGCTTGTGCTGCGCCTCTCCGGTGGATCACTGGAGGCGATGGCCGCACAGATAGCCCGCAAGCCAGGGGAGACGCTGCAATGAGCATCATCCGCGCCCCTCGCCCAGAGGGGAATTTCTACCTGTTGAGCAAGAGCATCAGCGAGGACCGGCGATTGAGCTGGGCAGCTCGTGGTGTTTTGGTGTTCCTACTCGGCAAGCCTGATCACTGGAAGGTCTCACCCGCCCACCTGCGCGGTGAGACCGCCGGGTCTGCGAAGCCAACGGGTCGTGATGGTATCTATGGCTTGCTCGACGAGCTCATCAACGCCGGATATGTCCGACGTGAACAGCCTCGTTCCGGGGCTGGAGTGCTGGGCGAAGTGACCTATTTTGTGTCTGAGTCACCGCTTACGGATTTACCGTATCCGGCTGAGCCGCTTCCGGCTGGACCGCATACGGCAAATCCGACACTAGTAAGTATTGAAGGTAAGCAAGTACTGAAAACTCCAGTAAGTACTGAAAACCCTTCGGGTGCTGGAAAGGGGAAGAGTCCAAAGTTCGACCCTACAGCGGTGAAGCCTGCTAATGCATCGGAAAGAGCCTGGACTGACTTCTGCGATATGCGGAAAACCAAACGGGCACCACTGACGCTTCGTGCTTGCGAAATGATCGCCGCTAAGCTGGCAAACCATGCCGACCCAGACGCGGTGCTGGATAAGTCCACCGCCAGCAGCTGGAGCGACGTGTCCCCCGAGTCTGTCCTGCCAGGAACCAGCGCCAAGAACGGAAAGCCATCTCGTCACACCCAGCTCGATCAGGTTGACCACACCGACGGGCTGGAGCTGGACGGCAATGGCAACTACCGGATTTCTGGAGGTGACCAATGAGCCAGGCCCGCTACACCGTCGACAGCCGCCCAGGCGTTTGCTCGATCCACGGCCAGTACACCAATGCGCTGGTTGAGCAGTTCGGCGCAGACCCGATCTGGTACGGCTGCCCGCGCTGCGAGTTCGATAATCGCCATTCAACTGACATCAGCGTCCGCGCTGGCGGCGTGCTGCTTCACAGGGATCGCTTGCTGAACGCACAGCTGCTTGATACGTGCATCCCTGTCCGCTTCCAGCAGGCCACCCTTGAAAACTGGGTCGCCGGGAGTGACGATGCCAAGGCTCGCGCCTGGAACGTCGCCAGGGACTACGTGGAGCGTTTCGCGGAGAACTACGATGCCGGGCGTTGCATGATGCTGCTCGGTCAGGTGGGAACCGGAAAGACGCACCTCGCCACGGGCATCCTGCAGCAGGTCATCCGGTATTTCGGTTCCCAAGGCGCGACTGGGCGCTACACCACGGCCGGGACGATCATCCGTAGCGTCAAGGAAACGTTCGGCTCGCCAACGAAAACCGAAGCACAGGTCTATGCCGATCTGATCCGCCCGCACTTGCTGGTGATCGATGAAGTGGGCTTGCAGAACGGCACCGACTTCGAGCGGCAGGTTCTGTTCGAGGTGATCAACGGACGATACGAGCAGCTCAAGCCGACGATAGTCATCAGCAATCTGAGCATCACCGACCTGAAGCTGAGCATGGGCGACCGTGCAGTGGATCGCCTGCGTGACCGTGGCGGGCTGGTGTGCGTGTTCCGCTGGCCGTCGGCGCGAGGTGCAGCATGAGCCGCGAACTTTACAGCCTTGAGGCTGAGCACGGGATTCTGGGCGCATTACTGCTGGACGCTTCACTGTTCGACGCCATCACCGCCCGGATCACGACGGCCGACTTCGCCTATGACGACAACGCCGCGCTGTATCAGGCAATCATCGACACGCACGCAGCCGGTCAAATGATCGATGTGGTGACGGTGGGCGTCGAGCATCCGGAGTTGCCCAGCGGCGCGCGAACCCTGGCCTATGCGTCAGAGATAGCCAGAAACATTCCCAGCACCGCGAACTGGGCCGGATATCAGCGCATCGTGCTGGAGCGTTCCGCGCTGCGCCGGGTGGTTGAGGTCGCGGAAGTGATCAAGGATTCGGCCAGCGAAAGCTTGCCGGTCGCCGACATCATCGCGCTGGCCCAGCAGGCAACAGCGGATCTGCGCGACCTGGGCGCACCCGACCGGAAGGATTATTACAAGTACAGCGAGGTTCTGACCCCCGTAATCGATGGCATCGACAGTCGATTCAACGGCGCAAAACAGCTCGGGCACTCAAGCGGCCTAAAGGATCTGGACGACCTAATCCGTGGTCTGCGCAACAAAAACATGATCGTGATCGCCGGCCTGCCGGGCTCAGGCAAAACAACGCTGGGCGTGCAGATCGCCCAGCATATTGCATGCTTCGACAAAGGCGTCGGTCTCATCGTCTCGATGGAAATGACCAAGGAAGAGCTGGTAACGCGCGGCATTGCGTCCGTGGGCGGTGTAAGCCTGACGCGTCTTGATGAGGGGCATACGCTCCAGGACGAAGACTGGCCGAAGATCACTAGCGCCGTGAACGTGTTGGCGAACTCCCGCCTGTTCGTCTGCGATGAGGAAGGCATGACTGCTGCCCGGATTCGGTCAACAGCCAGGCAGGTGCAGCGCAAAGAGGGCCTTGACATCGTGGTGGTGGACTACATCGGCCTGATCGCCGCTGAAGGTAGCGGGCAGAACCGAACGCTCGAGCTGGGCAAGATATCCACTGCGCTGAAGAACATGGCCAAAGAGCTGAACATTCCGGTGATCGTGCTGGCGCAGCTCAACCGTGGATCAACCAACCGCACTGACAAGAAGCCACGCCCGAGCGACCTGCGTGACTCTGGTCAGATCGAGGCTGACGCTGACGTCGTGATCCTCGTTCACCGGGATATGGACAGCGAGGAAGGCCAGAACGGCGTGGTTGAATTGATCGTGGGCAAGTGCCGCCACGCCAAAACCGGGTCGTGCATGGTTCAGCAGCAGGGGCAGTTTGTCCGCTTTGTGGACTTCGCCGGAAATCCACGCGCAACAGACGAGGAGGTCGAAATGGGCCGCTCGTCATTCGCCAATCGTTTCAATCGGGGTAGCCAGTCATGAGCAATGTTACAGCGGCACTGCCGCGCAAGAGCCTGACGGCAGTGGAATGCAAATTCCTCAAGATCGGCAACCGCCAGTTGCTCGAAGCCAACAACGGCCGGATGGCCTCGGCCGCGCTGATGGATATCGTGGCCGACTGGCACGCCTCTCGGGCGAGCGCAGGCTTCGAAACCTTCGCCCGCGCATGGATTGCTGAAGGCAACGCCAAAAGCGCCATAGCCACCAAACTGCTGAAAGAACTCTTCGGCATGAATGAACCAGATCCGAGGAAGGCAGCATGAAAAAGCGTACATACGTCGATAAGCCCCTGGGCGACACCGAATACCTGCTGGAAAACTGGGGCTCCTGGCGGATGTCTGGCATGGGCGTGCCGCGCTACGTCTCCCCGCTGGCTGCGTTGAAGAACCAGTGCTGCCCGGAGCCGAGCGCAACGACTTATGTGATCACCGATGACACGGCAATGCTTGTGGACGCCACTATCGCAAGGTTGATTACGCGCAACCAGCAGATGGGGGATTTCATCTGGTGGTACTTCGGCTCCAAATGGACGATGGTCCGGATTGCCGAGCATCACAAGATGTCGGAGCGATCCGCGCGCGAAATCATCCGGCAGGGAGTGGCGTGGATTGATGGTGCTTTGGGAGATATTTCCGAGGCTGCGTAAAAAGTTCTTTCAGGCCTGATAAACACCTGTTTTTATAGCACGGTGTTCAGCTGTTCCAGCGCGGCACCTTAATCAAAAGCCCGGCCGAGTGTTGGGTTTTTTGCTTTATGCAGATGAATGCGCAGGCTGATGCGCAAAGGTCACGGGCTTTGCCCTGGGGAAATCGGAGCCCCTCTGGACTATGGTGCAACTCCATCAACCCGAATGCCGGGATCAGCTCCGGCCATCTGCACCCATTTCAAAGGCTCGCCATATCGGCGGGCCTTTTTCGTTTATAGATCCCGCAAGGGCCAAGACCGGATGCGCACTATGCCCGACAAGCCAGACACCTGGGCCAAGCTCTGGATGGCCCTTTCGAATCCACTATGGCAGGGCGTGATCATGGCCATCGTCGTCTCTTTACTGCGCATTCTTAACGACGCCAAAGAAACCAGTAAGCGCCGGATCCTGCTCGAGTCGCTGATCTGCGGCTGTCTGAGCCTGGTCGCTTCCAGCCTGATCGAGTGGATGACCTGGCCGCCCAGCCTGTCGGTAGCGGCGGGTGGAACGATTGGTTTTCTCGGTGTAACGGCCATTCGCGAGTTAGTCGCCCGATTCATTGGCCGCAAGGTGGACATCACATGAAGGCTATCGCCGCTGCAATCATCATTGCGCTAGTGGGCTTGTTGCTCGTTGGCATCCAGCAGTACCGCGTCGTCGCACTCAGTGGCGCCATGCAGCTGGAGACAAAGAGCAAGAACGACGCCATTGCCGCCAACACCGAAAGCCAAGCCACCATCACCACGCTGCGGGCAGAAGCCCAGCGCAACACTGCCTATCTGAAGGACTTGAACCAGCGGATCAAGGCCAGTGAAGACAAAGCCAAACAGGCGAGGAAAGACTTTGAAGACCTCAAGCGCAACAGCAAGCCGGTTCGTGATTGGGCTTCTCAGCCTTTGCCTGACGGCTTGCGCGGCAAGTCCGCAGCCGGTGCTGGTAAAGACAACAGCAGTAAGGCTAGAACCCCCTGAGCTGATCCCCTGCGAACGCATCAACGCTGATGAAGCCGATCTGCGGCTGAACGGCGATGTGTGGGAACTGAAGGACCAGGCCATCAAGCTGCTGGATACGTGCGCAGACCAGGTCGACGCACAGATCCAGCGCAGCCAGAGCAAGTAGACAACCCCATTCCATTCACCCGCCATAAATGGCAGTCACTGAGGCAACGATCATGGGATCTAAAACCAATTCATCGAAAGCGGTATCCGCACTGGGCTACCTCGGCTTGGCATTCCTTGCGGCTGCCGGCCTTCTGCTCTATTCGCTGGCCTGACGCGCCACAAAATCAGACACTGCCATTTCGTGGCGCGAACACCGACAGCCCTGGCATACGCCGGGGCTTTTGCATTGGAGAAGAGCATGAACGACCAAGCAATCGAGAAAGAGATTCAGGCCAAAGGCAAAACGGCACCGCGTATCACTCCGGCCGACCTGCAAGCCAACATCGACGGCGAGTATTACTTCACCGCCGCCGATGGTGTTCAGACGGCGTTCGCGCAGCAGGATGAGGTGACCCGTCTCACCGGTGCCCATGGCGAGCTTGCTCTTCTGACGTTCTGTGTGCTGAGGCTAAAGAACGGCTTCACGGTCACTGGTGAATCTGCATGCGCCAGCCCGGAAAACTTCGACGCCGAGATCGGCCGCAAGATTGCCCGACAGAACGCTGAGCAGAAGATCTGGCCGCTCATGGGTTACGAGCTTAAGCAGCGCCTGCACACCCCGAAGTGAAAAAGAACTGGATGGTCACGACACCCGGCCACAAGCCATTCCCGATGATCCTTCTGGAGTGCGCCCTCGATCAAGCAGGTGCGCTTGCCTTTGCCCGGTCGATCTGGTCGCGCTGCACAGTGGAGTAACGCATGACCGACACCAAGACACTGAAGGTGGCCACGATCATTCCTGGTCCTCAGTCGAACCCGAACGGCCCGCACCTAGCCCAAGGCACCAAGGTAATTCTTTCTGATGGCAGCGAGTTGAGCGGTGTTGCCGGCGTCACCCTGCGTGCAGAGGCGGGCGGCCTTTGGAAGGCGACCATTGAAGTCTATCCACGCGAAGTGCCCACCATCACGGCACTGGCTGCCGAGGACCGCTGGTACGCATCCGGCGGCGGATGCCTGGTTACTAAGGGCTGTGCCAATGTCCCGTTGGACGAAGCGCTCCATCTGGAGCCAGGCGAGCGGGTCAGGTGAGCGGCCTTACTGAAGCCGAAGCCAGAGTGGCACGGCTACTCGGTGATGCCTGGAACGCCTACCTGGCGCTCCCTGTTGAGCATCTAATGGATCAGCAGGAGTTCTGCACAGCCGTCCATCGGTGCCAAGACATGGTGCTTGCTCGATGCGGTAGACGTGCGCTGAACAGCAAAGGAGCAGACGACGATGGCCTGTAGTGGATGCGACGCCCGTCGCGAGTGGTTCAAGAAGTGGACGAAGGTGGCATATGAACGAGCACAGCAACTCCTTGCTAAGCCAGATCCTGGCCGAGCAGGTGAAGCAGACCCAGCTGCTACAGAGCCAGACCGATCTGCTACACCGGATGGCAGAGCAGCAGGTGACGCTGATTGAAGCGCTTGCAGACAGTGAGTCGGAAGACCCGGACGCCGAGCCCACGCACTACATGAGCGGCGCACCCATCACTGGTTATCCCTGATGGGTAGGCTGAAGACTCTCAAGAGCACGATGCAGAAGCTTCCGGACAGGCTGCAAACGATCAACACGAACTCATGGCGAGCAGGCAAGACTACAGCTGCCCAGCGTGGGTACGACTCCAAGTGGCAGAAGGCACGCTTGGTTCACCTCGACGCAAACCCACTGTGCGTCTACTGCGACAGGAAAGGCAGGGTGACAGCCGCTAACACAGTCGACCACGTGATACCGCACAGAGGCGATATGACGCTGTTCTGGGACCGTTCTAACTGGATGTCCCTATGTGGCCCTTGCCACTCATCTGTCAAGCAGGCAGAGGAGGCTCAGGGGTTTCGCTGATTGGTGGCACTGGCGTGCTACAAGCCAAGTATCCAGATGTGCGCTACTGACGTGCTACAACCACAAAGCTCCTCTTGTGCGGCAGTGACGTGCTACATGCGCTATAACGGTGCAGCACGCCAATGACGTGCTAGGGGGGGGTAAAAATCTTGGCTTTCGTCATACGGAAGACCACTCCCCCTCCCATCCGTACTTTTTTTCCCGACCCTAAGGTTTTTGTTAATGGTGTTAACAGACAAACAACAACGGTTTGTTGACGCCAAGGCCCGAGGTGCGTCCAACAAAGAAGCAGCCGAGGCCGCAGGTTGTAAGGCCTCTACGGCATCCGCTGCCGGTTCCCGATGGGCGAATGACCCGAAAATCAAGGCAGCGATCTTGGCGAGGGCGCAGGCGGGGGATGTTAATCCTGATCGTAATCATCAGCGCGCCTCCGAAGCGGGTGGCGATCCAGAGGAAGGCCCGGAGCAGGGCGGGGAGTACCTTGACTGCCTGCCCGACACCGAGGACCCGCTTGTCTGGCTGCTGGCGCTGATGAACGAGCCCAGGGCGAAGATTTTCGACCGCCGTAACGCTGCCCAGACAGCCGTCCCGTATGTGCATGGCAAAAGGGGCGAGGCGGGCAAAAAGGAGCAGAAAGCCGAAGCATCAAAAGAGGCCAGTAGAGGCCGGTTCTCAGCTGGCAAACCGCCGCTTTCAGTCGTAAAGAGGTGATCAATGCTGTGGACCACTGCCTGTCCTGACTGGTGGAGACGTCTCTCTGCGCGCGAATCAATCATTCCGGAACCGCTTTTTCCTGCTGAAGCTGAGGAAGGCCTTGAGGTATTCCGGTCGCTAAAGATTGTGGACGCGCCCGGCAGTCCGACGATGGAAACGGCTTGTGCGCCCTGGGTGCTGGCGTTCGCTGGAGCGATTTTCGGCAGCTACAACAGCGAAACCGGCCAGCGCCTGATCAGCGAGTATTTTCTCTGCATTCCCAAGAAGAATTCGAAATCGACGATTGCCGCCGCGATCATGCTCACGGCGCTGGTGCGTAACTGGCGGCTTGAGGCTGAGTTCATCATCCTCGCGCCGACCAAAGAAATTGCTGACAACTCGTTCAAGCCTGCGGCTTCGATGATCAAGCATGACGAAGAGTTGAATGCGCTCATGCATGTTCAACCCCACATGAGGCTGATCACGCACCGCGAAACTGGCGCGACTCTAAAGGTCGTTGCGGCGGACAGCGACGTCGTCGGCGGGAAAAAAGCGGTTGGCGTTCTGATCGACGAAGCCTGGCTGTTTGGGAAGAACCCCAAGGCTCCGGACATGATCCGCGAGGCAACGGGTGGTCTGCTGTCGCGACCTGAAGGCTTCATCATTTGGTTGACGACTCAATCGAACGAGCCGCCAGCTGGGATATTCAAGTCGAAGCTGAGCTACGCGCGCGGCGTTCGAGAAGGAAAGATTCACGACCCTCGCTTCCTGCCGGTGATTTACGAGTTTCCGCCGGAGATGATCAAGAGCGGGGAGGCTCGGCTGCCCGAGAACTTCCACCTGGTGAACCCGAACATGGGTTACTCGGTGGACAGGGCAAGCCTTGAAAGGCTGTACATGCAGGCCGAAATAGACGGCGAAGCAGAGATTCGTGGGTTTCTCGCCAAGTTCCTGAACATCGAGATCGGCCTGGCGCTGATGTCCGACAGCTGGGTTGGTGCGGACTTCTGGGAACCTCAGGCAGAGCCCGGCCTTACGCTTGACAGCCTCATTGAGCGCTGCGAGGTGATCGTCGTTGGCGTTGATGGTGGTGGCCTCGACGACTTGCTCGGGCTGGCCGTAATGGGGCGGGTTCGTGACTCGCGTGACTGGCTGCACTGGGCTCATGCCTACGCTCACCCGTCGGTGCTCACGCGCCGTAAATCTGAGGCCCCACGGATTCAGGATTTGGCCGCTATCGGCGACCTGACGCTGGTGCAGAAGATAGGCGATGACGTCGCAGCGCTGGCCGTCATTGTCCAGCGGATCAACGATGCCGGACTGCTCGACAAGGTGGGTCTCGACCCGGCCGGAATCGGCGCGGTGCTCGACGCGCTGTCGGATGTTGGTATCAGCGAAGAGCAAATCATCGGCATCTCTCAAGGCTGGAAGCTCACGGGCGCGATTAAAACGACCGAGCGCAAGCTGGCCGAGGGCGCGTTCCTGCATTGCGGGCAGCCGCTTATGGCTTGGGCTTGTGGCAATGCCAAGGGCGTGCCGTCCGCGAACGCCTTTTTGATCACCAAACAGGCGTCGGGCACCGCGAAAATTGACCCGCTCATGGCCACGTTCAACGCCGTTTCGCTGCTTTCCCTCAATCCAGAGGCTAAAGGCGGCCTTGACGACTACCTCAATAACGGATTTTTCGGACTAGTAGGCTGAACATGGCATTTCGTTGGTACAACCCCCGATCGTGGGGATTCCTTGGCTATACCGACCCAACGACCGGCAATTACGTCGAAGTCGACATGGAGGTCGGCGGCAAGAAAACCAAAGCCGGCGTTACGGTGACCACCACCACCGCGCTTTCGATCAGCATGGTGTGGTCATGCGTGAAGATCCTCTCTGAGTCGTTGAGCGGGCTGCCCTTGAAGCTGTATGAGGACAGCGAGAAAGGCCGGAAGCTGATTCCGGGCACTGATCGCGCGCTTAAGCTCTTGCGCAAGCCGAATCCCTACATGACGCTGCTGAACTTCCTCAAGTTCGTCGTGGTGAACATGGCGTTGAGGGGTAATGCGTTTGCATTGATCGAGCGGAACCGCAACGGCGACCCTGTCGGGTTCGTACCGCTGGACTGCAACACCGTCACGATCGACACGGATGACGATCTCGTCTACTGGGTCACGCCAAAGAATGGCGACCGCTTCCCGGTGTCGCCAGAAAACATGCTGCACTTCAAGCTTTTCAGCCTGGACGGGATCGTTGGGCTTTCACCGATTGAATATCAAGCAGAGACGATGGGTCTGGCCAAGGCCGGTCAGCAGTGGTCGTCTCGCTTCATGCGCAAAGGCGGATTCACCGGCGGGTACGTGATCTACGAGGGCTTCCTGAACAAACAGCAGGAAACCCAGATCATGTCGAAGTTTCCGGATGTGCGAAAGGCCGATGCGGATGACATAGGCAAGGTTGCCATTCTGCAGGGCAATCCGAAGATCGTACCGGCTGGCCTCAGCCAGAAAGACGCCCAGTTCATTGAGTCTCAGCAGTTTCAAGAAGAAGCGCTGGCGGGCATCTACGGCGTACCTCTCTGGCTGGCCAACAGGGCCGGCAAAACCTCAATCATGGGCTCGAACCTTGAGCAGCAGCTCACCGGCTTCATCACTTTCGGATTGAAGCCCTACATCGATGTCGTTGAAGACGAATTCAACGACAAGGTGTACCGAAAATATTCCCGATTTGTTGAATTCACCGTTGAGGGATTGTTGCGTGCCGACAGCGCAGGGCGCGCCGCCTATTACCAGGCCGCTTTGGGCGGCTCCGGCGGATCTGGCTGGATGACGATCAACGAAGTTCGTGAAAAGGAAAACGAAACGCTCTTGGATGGCGATGAATACAACCGGATAACCCGGTGGGAGATGCAAACAAATGTCAAAACTTGAAGTCCCGTTTGAACTCAAGGCAGTGGACGAAGCAGGCAACTTTGAAGGCTACGCCGCTGTTTTCAACAACGTTGACTTGGGCGACGACGTAATCCTGCCAGGTGCGTTTACCAAAGTGAAAACGACGCGCGGCGGCAAACTGAAGCTGGCGCTGTATCACGACCTGACCCGCCTGGTTGGCGCTGCCGATTACACCCAGGACGATCACGGCTTGCTGCTCAAGGGCAAGGTGAATCTGGCGGTGAGCTACGCGCGCGACGCCTATGAACTGATGAAGTCCGAAATCCTGGACAGCATGTCCATCGGCTTCAACACCATCAAGGCTGACTTTGAAGAGCGAGCGGGACGCCGGGTTCGCATCATCAAAGAAGCCGAGCTGTGGGAGGCGTCGTTCGTGCCATTTGGCATGAACCCCGAGGCGCAGGTGCTCACTGTTAAATCTGACATTCGACTATTCGAGAATGCCCTGCGTGAACGCATGGGGCTTTCTCAGAAAGAGGCGGCAGCAGTCGCTTCACTCGGCTACCCCGCACTGCGCCGTGATGGCGGCAATGAGGCCACGGCGATCGTGGAAGGGCTGAAATCACTATCCACCACTTTTGACCAATTTTTTAAGGTGTCGCCATGACCGATGTACTTGAAGTAAAAAACTCCCTCGAAGCCCAGCTTAAAGAGGGTTTCGGTGGACTGCAGAAAAAATACGACGCGGTTGCCGAAGAGCTACAAAAAGGCAATACCGTCACCACGGAGATGAAATCTCAGATCCAGAAACAGAAGGATGAGCTGCAAAAAGTCATCGATCAGGTTCAGGATCTCGAGCAGAAGGGCGTCAAACTGCGCGGCCAGCCAGGCGAAGGCAAATCCTTCATTGATATGGTCGGTGGCCACGACGACTACAAGGGCCTGCAACAGAAAAGCGTGAATTCGGCCACGATCGAGGTCACCAAGTCCGACCTGGCCGGCATGAAAGAAATGAAGCTGGCCAGTGCCGGTCTGGTAGCCCCGATTTACGACCCGGTTATCCAGCAGGGTATCCGGCAGGAACTGCGCATTCGCGACCTGCTCACCACCATTCCGGTTTCCGGGCAGGCTTACACCTACTTCCGCGAGAACGTACACACTCGCGGTGCTGCGCCGGTGGCCGAAGGTGGCTTGAAGCCAACCAGCAATGTGACATTCACCACCGAAACTGATCGTGTCAAGAAGATCGCGGTGTGGATGCCTGCGACGGACGAAGTGCTCTCCGACGTACCTCAGATGTTCGCCTACATCCAGCAGCTGCTGCGCTACGACCTGAAGCTGGAGGAAGAGGGCCAAATCCTCAAAGGTGACGGCACTGGCGAGAACCTGAACGGCCTGATGACCCAGGCGACCACCTACAACGCGGCTCTGAGCAAGACTGGTGACACCGCGATTGACCTGGTCCGCCGCGCGATCTACCAAGTTCGCAAGCAGTCGAAAATGTCTGCTGACGGCATTGTCATGACCGAACTCGACTGGATGAACATCGAGTTGCAGAAGGATGCGGACAACCGCTATCTGTTCGCCAACCTGCAAGGCCTGGTGACTCCGATCCTGTGGGGTCGCCCGGTCATCACGTCTGACGCAATGGAAGAAGGCGATGCGGACGCGGGCGGCGAGTTCCTGGTAGCCAACTTCGCCCGATCGACAACCCTGTTCGACCGCATGACCTTCCAGTTCAAAATGGGCCTGATCAACGATCAGTTCATTCGCAACGAGATCGCAATGCTGGTCGAGGAGCGTCTGGGTCTCGGCGTGCGTCGCCGGGAAGCACTGGTCAAGGGCAATCTCCCAACGGCCAGTTAATTCAATCCACGCTCATCCAAGGTCGGCGCTCAGCCGGCCTTTTTTGTTTTCGGAGGCAACATGAAAATCAGAGCAGTTTGGAGTTTTGTTGGTAACGCAGCGCTGCTGAAGGCTGATTCAGGCAGGGTCAAACGCGGCGACGTGTTCGATGACGTCGACAGCGAATACGGACATACCCTGATCGGCAAGGGCCTGGTTCAGGAGCTGGGTGATGATGGCAAGCCGAAAACCACCAAGGCCAAAGAATCGAAACAGGCCAAGCCGGAAGAGAACAAATAAATGATCGATCTATCCCTGGTGAAAGCCCACCTGCGCGTTGATCACGACGCCGAGGATGACCTGATTCAGGGGTATGTCGACGGGGCGTTGTCGCATGTTGAGCAGCACTGCGACCGCGTGCTGGTTGAGGGTGATCCCGTGCTTCCTGAACAGATGGGATTCACCAAAGACATCAGGCAGGCCGTTTTGCTGCTGGTCGGGCACTGGTACGCGAACCGTGAGGCGGTTGGCACTGGCCTGACTACCGTGCCTTTGGCTGTCGACCGGCTGCTCATGTACAGAAAGAGGTTCTGATGAACGCTGGAAAACTGAGGCATCGGATTGCTTTCCAGTCACTGGGCGCCGGGCAAAACCCGGTAACCGGTGAAGAAACCACGGGATGGATCACGATCTGGGACAAAGTGCCGGCTTCGGTTGAACCGCTCAGCAGTCGTGATCTGATCGCGGCTCAGGCTGCCCAGTCGGATGCCTCGGCGCGGATCGTCATTCGATACCGCGCAGGCGTACTACCGACGATGCGGATTCTATTCCGGGGAGAGGTTTACAGCATCAAGGGCCAGCCACTGCCTGACACGGTTTCGGGGCTGGAGTATCTGACCATTCTGGTTTCAAAGGGGGTGCTCAATGGCTAGCCAGACAAGTGTCGACATGCGGGGCCTGGAGGGCGTGGTGCAGAAGATGAAGACGCTGCCGGGCAAGTTGCAGCGCTCTGGGCTTCGCAAGGCTGCCCGGCGCGCGATGAACATCGTGCGTGACGCCGCCAAGGCCAATGCCAAAGCGCTGGATGATCCGAAGACGGCCGAAAAGGTCTGGAAGAACATCGCCACGCAGGAATCTGCGAAACGATCCAGGCAGGAAGGTGGCGTGGTCATGCGTGTCGGCGTCCGCGGTGGTGCTGGCAGCAATCAGCACAGCAAGGAAGCGGCAGGCAACCCTGGCGGCGACACCCGCCACTGGCGTTACATCGAGTTTGGCACTGAGCACACACCGGCAGTGCCTTTCATGCGCCCGGCCTTCCAGTCGAACGTTCAAAACGTCACCGACAAGTTTGCCAGCGAGCTGATGAAAGAGATTGACGCCGCACTGGGTGGCATCTGATGGCCGCGCCGATATTTGCGGTGTGCGCCGTTGATCCGGAGGTGCAGGCGCTGCTGGGCACGTCACCCACCAGGCTTTATCCGTTTGGCGAGGCCCCCGAAGGCGTTGCCAAGCCCTATGCGGTCTGGCAGGTCATCGGCGGCAACCCTGAAAACTACCTTTCTGGCCGTCCCACGGTGGACGGTTACGCGCTGCAGGTCGACGTTTACGGCGAATCGGGCTCATCTGCTCGAGCAGTCACGGAAGCCATACGAGACGCTATTGAGCTGACCGCTTACATCACCCGTTGGGGCGCGGAGTCACGCGACCCGGTAACGAAGTCCTACCGCAGCAGCTTCGACGTGGACTGGATGGTTCACCGGTAAACCCTGTTTGAAAACCATAGCCCGCCTTGAGCGGGTTTTTTTATGCCCGTCATTTGGAGAACACAATGGCCGTTCTTACTCAAGGCACCCAGCTCTACGCATTGGTGCCGACCGTCTTAGATCCGACGAAACTCGAAGTCCTCGAAGTTGATTGCATCACCGCGTTCAGTCCCGGCGGAAACCCTGCGGATCAGATCGAGGTTACTTGCCTCAGTGACAAGACTCGTCGCTACATGCGCGGGCTGCGCACGCCGGGTCAGGCCACATTCTCGGTGGATGCCGATCCAAAAAACGCTTCGCATATCCGTATGCAGCAGCTCTCCGAAGATGATTCGGTAGAAAGCACAGCATGGGCTGTGGGCTGGGCTGATGGTACTGCGGCGCCAACCGTGAACGCAGCGGGTGACGATTTCGTGCTCCCCGAAACTCGCACTTGGTTCCTTATTGACGGCTATGTCTCTGACTTCCCGTTCGACTTCGCGGGCAACACCGTCGTCAAGACGGCTGCCACCATCCAGCGCTCTGGCGGCTCTGTCTGGGTTCGCAAATCCACTGCTCCGGCCGCGTAAGGAAAAATCATGAATCTGGCAGAACTCAAGAAGAAAGGCGGTGTGGTCGCTGACATTCTCGTAAAAAAGGAAGTTGAGTGGAAGCACCTCGACGCCAAGGGCAAGGAAGTCACCGACAAATTCAAGGTGCATGTGCGCCGCCATACCTTTGGCAACATGGAAGGCATGTTCTCCGGCGGTGAAGCCGCGAAGTCCCAAAACGCACGTTATCTGTCGCTCAGCATCATGCTGGGCGAAGAGGGCACGGAAGAATTGCCATTCAGTGACGCGGTGAACCTCGACCCTGCATTGGGTTTCGCGCTCATGACCGCTGTGAACGAGGTCAACAACCCGGTAAAGAGCTGACCCCTGCCGATGAGCTGATGCACGAGCTGGTGCTCAACGGCATTGGCGGGCGAACGATCGCCGAGGCGAAGGCCAACATCACCTATTCAGAGGTGTTGGCCTGGTCGGCGTACAGGGACAAGCATGGTTCGCTCAACCCGATGCGCCGGATTGAGCTGTCCGGCGCCTTGGTTGCATTGCAGGTAAATCGGGCGAACGGGGGCGAGGCTGATCTGTACGACTTCATGCCGCATGCAGAGCGTCCGGCGATCACCCTGGAGCAGGCCATGAGGGAATGGGGCTGACATCAGGGGCGAAGTAAACAACTCAACGAACACCCACAACCCGCTCCGGCGGGTTTTTGCTGTCTGGAGAAATGCAAATGGCGTCAAGATCGCTTGGCACATTGACGCTGGACCTGATTGCGCGGATCGGCGGATTTCAACAGGGCATGGATCGCGCGTCCCAGTCAGTTACCCGGACCGGCGCCGCGGCTGATGCGGCATCCGCCAGAGTAAGCGCGATGCAGGGGCAGATGCTGTCCCTATCGAACATGGCTTCAAGCTTGGCCGGGCCGCTGGCTTCCGCGTTTAGCTTGAGCGCGATTTACAAGGCATCGGAAGCCTACACGTCCCTGACCAGCCGCTTGAAACTGGTTACAGAAGGTTCTGCCGAACTCGCTACCGCACAGAATGCTGTCTTCTCCATTGCCCAGAGCGCCTATCAGCCCTTGAGCGCAACCGCTGAGCTGTACCAGCGCATTGCGACCAACCAGAAAGAGCTGAAGCTTTCTGGCGAGGGCGTGGCGGGCGTTGTGGGCACCATCAGTAAGACGCTGGCGATTTCCGGTGCGTCTGCGGATTCGGCTAACGCTGCGCTGATCCAGTTGGGCCAGGCCTTCGCGTCTGGCGTGTTGCGCGGCGAAGAGCTGAACAGCGTGATGGAGCAAGCCCCAGCGCTCGCCCAGGCAATCGCTGCTGGTATGGGCAAGACAGTTGGTGAGTTGCGCACACTTGGCGCGGCGGGCCTGCTCACGGCTGATTCTATTGTCAAGGCATTACAGGCGCAGGAAAAAGCTGTAGCTGATCTTTTCAACAAGACGGCGGTAACGATTGGCAACAGCCTCACCGCTACCAGCAATTCCCTGACCCAATTCATCGGCAGGATGGATCAGGCGAGTGGTGTGAGTGCTGCTATTTCGGCCAACATCGTCAAGGTATCGCAGTCCATTGATGGGCTGACCAAGGACTTCGGGGCCACATCGAAGACGTTCGAGCAGGTTTCCAGCGCAGCTGAAACACTGGCGTACATCATCGGTACGCGCATGGCAGTGGCCGCGTTGCAGGGTGCTGCCAGCTTCGCGATGGCCACGAGCGCCTCCATCATGCAGGCCGGTGCGCTGGCGTACTCGACTGCGGAGAGCATCCGAAATACTGCAGCCGAAGCTGCAGCCGCGAAACAGTCTTTGCTGAATGCTGAGTCAAAATACGCAGATGCCAAAGCAAGCTTGTCCAGGGCGAATGCTGAAATCGCGGCCGCCGGCCAGAAAGTTGCCTCAGACCGAATGCGTCAGCAGTCCGAAATCAATAATCTGAAAAGTGTTCAGACCACGCTTGCAGCCGAGCGAGTGCTCGAGGAGCAGCGTCTGGCGGCGCAGATCAGCGAGCAGGGGCGTGCCGCTGCTCGTAATCGTATGGCGTTGGCACGCCTGGATGAGGTCGCGATTATTCGGCAGATACAGGCTGCAGAAACCAGTCTTGCCACCACGACCGTCGCGACCTCTGCGGAGATTCAAGCGTCTTATGCCGCTAGAAGCGCCGCAGTCGCGGCAACTGGCGAGACAAAGCTTGCAGTTGATGCCGCTTCTCGTGCTTCTGATGCTGCAACGGCGGCGTCCGCTAGAGCAAGCTCGGCATTGACGCTGACAGCCACTGCCGGGCGTGGAGTGCTTGGCCTGTTGACGGGGCCTGTGGGTTTGATTGCAATGACAGCCGTGGTCGCCGCGTCATTCATTGACTTCGGCGGCGGCGCAAGTAGCGCTACCGCGGCGCTGATTGATCAAAACCTAACGCTTGATGAGTCGATTACGAAGTTCAAGGAACTGGGTCAGGCTCAGAAAATGCTTCAGTTCTCGACATGGTCGGCGAAGCAAGCCGAGGCGTCCGAGGCTGCTGCGAAAGCATTTGATAATTTTTCGATTGCCGGGCGGAGTGCATACCAGAACTTGTATGTCGGAGGCATCGAAGGCGGTAAGGCCTTTGAGCAAATGCTCAATCAGGTTCGTAATGGATCGAGAAGTCTTGCAAGCGTCACTGCCTCTGTCAAAGAAAATGGCGACATCATGCCGGTCTACATTTCCGCTCTCGAGCAATCAGCAGCGGCAAATGAGCGGAGCGGTGAGGAGGCTGAGAAATACCGGCTGCTTCTCGCTGGTGCGACTCAAGAGACGTCCGGACTGACCACGCAGACGAAAGGGCTCTCGACGGCTTTAGCAGGCTCTGGCGGGCAGACCAAGGCGCAGCTTGCCGAGTGGGAAAAGTACCTGGCGAAGTTGATAGAGACGCGCGACCTGTTTGGTGCCAACGCCGAGGCCCAGGCGGCATATGCGGCGGATCAAATGAAGCTGACTGCCCAGCAGCGCGAGCAAGCCAAGGTCATATCACAACAACAGGATGTGCTGGACAAATACAAGGAGGCAGTAAAGGACAACGACAAGGTCCAGCAGGATGTCCTCAAAAGGCAATTGATCGGCCTTTACACCGTTGAGCAGGCGGCGATCGATGCGGCAGCGGCTACCAAAAAAGCTCATGAAGATTCCGCCAAAGCCGCTGTTGAAAGCTCCAACAAGCAAATAAACGAAATGCGCCGGGTTATCGAAGCCGCCGCCAATATCACCAAAAATGCCAGCTTTCTGACTGGTCGCAACATGCTGATTGTGCCTCCGGCTCAAGCAGATGTGACCGGTCGGAGCATGGTCCTGCCAGGTGTCGAGACGCCGAAAGCTGGGAAAGATCCTCGCACCGATCCAACGGTGCGCGCAAATGCGGCAATTGCTCAGATCAACGAAACAACTGATCCGAACAAAGGCAAAGCGGAAAAGAAATATCAGGAAGATGCGGCTCAGAAAGTTCTCGATCAGGCCCGGCAGCAATATGCGGTTTTGAAAGAACAGTCTGTATTGCTTGGCGCTCAAAAGGGCGATATCGATAAAATCGGAACGGCGTCCCGCGAGCTTATAAAGTGGGAGCAAGAGCTTGCTGACATCAAGTCTAAGCAAACGCTGACCGCAGAACAGAAGTCGCTGCTCACAAAACAGGAGTCGATAACTGCCGATCTGAAACGCAACGCCGCTCTCGAAAAAGAGAATGAGTTGCGCAAAATTGCTCTCGATGAGGCAAAAAAGCTTTCGGCGTTCCAGGCAAGTGTTGGCGAAAGTAATCGCTCTGCGAAATCTGGATTTTCCCAGCAATTGGCAGGCGCTGGCATGGGCGATAAACAGCGCGCGCAGCTTCAGGAAATGCTCGCCATTGAGCAGGACTTCAACAAGCAGCAGCGAGAACTTCAACTCCAGCGCAACAGTGGCGACATCAGCGAAAAGCTCTACAGCGATGAAACCGCGATCCTTAGTGAGGCGATGGCTGAGCGTCTGGTGACCCAGCAGGACTACTACAACCAAGTCGAAGAGGCTCAATCCAACTGGATGGATGGCGTTAAAGACGCCTGGCAGAACTACGTCGATCAGGCTGAAAACTACTCCGCGATGGCTGCTGAGTTCGTGTCCGGCACGCTTGACGATCTGACAAGCGGGCTAGGTGATGCTTTCGCCGATATCGCCACTGGCGCATCAAGTATCGGTGATGCCTTCGCGGACATGGCCGGCAACATGGCCAAGTCGGTGATAAACGCTCTGTCTGATATGGCTGCCCAGTGGCTCGTTTACCAGGCGGTTCAGTTGCTTGTCGGAAATAGCACCAAGACTGCCGGGATGTCCGGCCTGATTGCCAACGCGCAAGCGGCATCGGCGCAGGCCTCGTTGAACGCTTATGCATCGACTGCCGGTATTCCTCTGATCGGTCCAGCCGCAGCCCCGGCTGCCGCGCTCGCAGCTGCTGCTGCAACGGCACCGATGGTCGCCGCCGTATCCGCATCGGCGCTTGCCGGTATGGCTCACAACGGTATGGACAACATCCCGAAGGAAGGCACCTGGCTGCTCGATGGCGGTGAGCGCGTACTCAACCCCAACCAGAACCGCGACCTGACCAAGTACCTGGCTGACAAGTCTGGCGGTGGCGGCGGCGGGTCTATGCCGATCAGCATCAGCGTGCCGGTGACCGTCCAAGGCCAGCCGGGTATGAGCGATTCCGAGGCAGCCAGCCAAGGCAGGGCCATAGGCGAGAGCGCAGCCCAGCAAGTGCGTCAGGTTCTCCGGCAAGAAATGAGGCAGGGCGGGTTGCTCTGGAGGCGCACGTAATGGATGAGACATTCGATTTTGATGTACAGGTCGGCGCGTCCGGTGATGTAACGCAGCGCACCTGGTCGAACGACTTCGGCGATGGTTACACCCAGGCTGGCGGCGTCGGTATCAACACCAAGTCGCAGGCCTGGGATGTGACGGTAACGGGGCGATTTGGCTCTGGCCAGAAGCTCCAGCAGGTCCAGGACTTCCTGGACAGGCACGAGGGTTTCAAATCATTCCTCTGGACGCCGCCGGGCAGCGGGCAGGGCCGGTACACATCGAACGGCTACAAGCTGTCGACCCTCGGCAACGGTCTTCACTCACTGTCCACGAACTTCAAGCAAACCTTCAAACCCTGACCCCGCCAAGTGCGGGGTTTTTCGTAGGTAACGACCATGATTTACAGCGCGGACATCCAGAAGCTGGAGCCCGGCAACCAGATTCGTCTGTACGAACTGGATGCCACGCGGCTCGGCGCAACGCTCTGGCGCTTCCACGGGCACGAGCACGAGGGTGACATTATTTGGCAGGGCCAGCTGTATTCCCCTATCCAGATCGAGGTCACCGGCTTGGACATTCGTGGTGATGGCCGGCCTGCAACGCCAAAGCTCAAGTTGGCCAACGAGCTGGCAGGCATTCCGCGTGCAGTCTCAGCGATTTGCCTTCAGTTCAAGGACCTGGCTGGCGCGGACTTCAAGGTGATCGAGACGTTCAAGCACTTCCTTGACGCCGCGAACTTCGACGGCGGCAACCCGGACGCTGCCGATCAGAGCCGGATCAGTCTGTGGAAAATCGAGCAGAAGACCGAGGAAAACTTCTCGACGGTCGGGTTCGAGCTTTCCAGCCCCATCGATATGGAAGGTCAGCAGTTGCCCGCCCAGCAGATCACCAAGCTGTGCCGCTGGGCCATGCGCGGCCAGTACCGGCAGGAGGCATGCGCCTACACCGGCACCGCGTATTTCGACAAAAAGAACGAGCCCACCGACAACCCGGCGCTGGACCGCTGCGGCGGCTGGTGGAGCAGCTGCAAGTTGCGCGGCAATACCCGCCGGTTTGGCGGCTCAATGGGCGCGAGCCTGATCGCCAAGGGGTAATCATGCGAATCAATCAAAAGCTTCAGGACGCCATGCGGGCGCACGCCGAGCAGTTACACCCGGCTGAGGCCTGCGGGCTGCTGATCAAGACCGAGGCAGGGCGTGAGTACGTGCCGTGCGGCAACGTGGCCACCAACCCTTTACAGCACTTTGTGATCGACAAGCACGACGCGGCGGCGGCAGAGGACCGGGGCGAAGTGCTGGCGATCGTTCACAGCCACCCGGACCGCGCCGCAACGCCGAGCATGACTGATCTGGTCAGCTGCGAGCTGCACGAACTGCCCTGGGCAATTGTGGGCTGGCCGGGTGGTGACATTCAGTGGTTCAAGCCGAGCGGCTTCCAGGCTCCGCTGCTGGGCCGGGACTTCTCGCACGGCCTACTCGACTGCTGGTCGGCCTGCCGCGACTGGTACGCCCGCGAGGCGTCGCTGCCGCTGCCGAACTTCGAGCGCAAGGAACTGTGGTGGGAAGATCCGGACAGCCCGAGCCATTACGAAGAGAACTACGAGGCCTGCGGGTTCGTCCGGGTCGATCAGCCGCAGCGCGGCGACATGCTGATTTTTCAGATACCAACTGTAGGTCGTCCCTGCCATTTCCCGAACCACGCGGCGATCTACCTCGGGGCCGATGCCAGCCTGCACAGCGAGGACGCTCCGGCACTGGGCGGCGCTGGCCCATTTATCTACCACCACATGCCCGGCCGCCTGGCTGCCCGTGAAGTCTACGGGTGGTCGATGGCCAACCGCGTAAAGCTGATCCTGCGCCACAAGGAGTACACCTCATGACCATGCGCACCATCGTGCTCTACGGCGTTCTGCGCAAGCATTTCGGCCGGGAGTACCGCATCGACGTGCACAGCGTGCGCGACGCCGTGAATGCCCTGTGCGCCATGAAGCCAGGCTTCGAGAAATTCCTGCGCACTGGCGAAGAGCGGGGCCTGGTGTTCAGCGTGTTCTGCGGCAAGCGCAACGCCGGCGAGGGCGAGTTCGACATGCAGGGCAGCGACAACAGCGATATCCGCATCGTGCCGCTGATCCAGGGCAGCAAGCAGGCCGGGCTGTTCCAGGTGGTGCTGGGCGTCGCTCTGGTTGTGGGCGGGCTGTTCTCCGGCGGTACGACTACAGCGCTGGGCATGGGCCTGCTCGGAGCTGGTGCTGCGGTCGGCCTCGGCGGAGTGGTGCAGATGCTTTCCCCCACGACCACCGCAAGCGTTGGCAACAACAACGATGACGGCAACAACCCCAGCTACGGGTTCGGCGGAGCGGTGACCACGGTCGCCCAGGGCAACCCATACCCCGTGCTCTACGGCGAACGAGAGATCGGCGGTGCCGTCGAGTCAGGCGGCATCTACACACAAGATCAGATTTGATCATCAGGTAACACCAGACCCGCTTCGGCGGGTTTTCTTTTTTCTGGGGGCGGCATGGGAAGGGCAGTGGCAGCGCGAAGCATTCGCGGGAGCAAGGGCGGCGAGGCGACACAGAAGCAGCCGACGATAGCAAAAAACAGCACAGCTTCGATTGCCACCGCCCGCATCGTTTATTTGTGGAGCTGGGGGCCGATAGTAGGCCCAGTGAACGGCCTGCGCTCAGTGAAGCTCGACGGCACACCATTGGTGGCCGAGGACGGCACTGTCAACTTCCCCGGCGTGAAATGGCAGTTCCGCAACGGTGAGTTGAACCAGCCGCGGCTGGAGGGCATTGCCGAGTCGAGCAACGAGGTCGATGTAAACCAGCAACTGCTCAGCACCACGCCGTACCTGCGAACCATTACCAACCCGGTGCTGGATGCAGTGCGCATTCGCTTTAGCTGGCCGCAGCTCCAGTCTCAGGACCAGAGCGGCAACATCAACGGCGTGCGGATTGAATACGCAATTGACCTGGCCACGAACGGCGGCCCATTCGTGCAGGTGCTTGCGGACTTCGTTGATCGCAAGAACGTCACCAAGTACGAGCGCAGTCACCGGCTCAACCTGCCTGCCGGTAATCGTTGGACTTTGCGCGTGCGCCGGATCACGCCGGAGGCCAACAGCTCGCTGATTCAGGACGGCATGTTTGTCGACGCCGTTGCCGAGGTCGTTGACAGCGATCAGGAGTTTCCACTCACCGCCGTGGGCTGTGTCGAGTATGACGCCGAGCAGTTCGGCGGCGACATCGCCAAGATCGCGGTTCTGATGCGCGGGCGCATCGTTCGAGTGCCAGCCAATTACGACCCGGAGACACGGACCTATGCCACGTCTGGCGCGGGCACCAGCAACGGGATATGGGACGGCACGTTCAAAGAGGCGTACACCAACAACCCGGCCTGGGTGTGCTACGACCTGGCGCTGAACCCGTATTACGGTCTCGGGCATCGAATCGATGCCACGATGGTGGACCGCTGGAACCTGTACCGCATCGCGCAGTATTGCGACCAGAAGGTGCCGGATGGGAAGGGCGGAACGCATCCCCGTTTGACCTGCAACATCTACCTGCAAAAGCAGGCCGATGCCTACGCAGTGTTGCAGGACCTGTCGTCCATTTTCCACGGCATGAGCACTTGGGACGGCAGCCAGATCACGTTCACTGCTGACATGCCCGGCGACCCGGTCTACACCTACAACCCTTCGCAGATCCTGAACAACGGTGAAATCCAGTATTTGGGCACCCGCGCGCGCGACCGTCACAACCTTGCGATGGTGACCTGGGATAACCCGGATCAGGATTTCGAGACAGACAAAGAGCCTGTATTCGATGACGTGGCGATGGCCGAAAGCGGATCGGTCAACGAGCTTGCGGTGGATGCCTACGGCTGCACGTCGCTTGGACAGGCACAGCGGGCGGGGCAATACGCACTTATCACTGAGCAGACCCAGACGCGGCCAGCCACCTTCCGTGTTGGCCTCGATGGCGGCATTCCGAAAACAGGTCAGGTCATCGCCGTGGCCGACCCGATGTTGGCCGGCCGTGCGAACGGCGGTCGTATCAGCGCGGTAGCGGGGCGGGTGATCACCGTCGACCGCGATATCGATCTTTCGACCGGGGCCAAGCTGCGGGTGAACCTGCCCAGCGGCAAGACCGAAGCGCGTGTCATCACCTCGCTCGATGGCCGCCGTGTCACGTTGGCCGCCAGCTTCAGCGAAGTGCCGGAAGCCGAATGCGGCTGGATTCTTGAATACGATGATCTGAAAACGATGCAGTTTCTGGTGCGCAACATCACGCGCCCGGAATGGCATCAGTACCAGCTCGAGTGCATCCAGCACGAACCGAGCAAGTTCGACGCCATCGATTTCGGCGCCGTAGTGGATATCCGTCCAGTCAGCGGTGTTCCGGTGGGAGTGCAGGCTGCGCCGGGCGCTGTGTTCGTTACCCAGCACGTCGTCATTCAGCAGGGTATCGCCGTCACGAACATGACTATCAGTTGGGACGCGGCGCCAGGCGCGGTCGGGTATGACGTCGAGTGGCGCTGGGGCTCGCGCGAGTGGGTCAAGATGCCGCGTACCGGTGAGTTACTGGTCGACGTGCCGGGCATTTACTCCGGCCAGTACATGGCCAGAGTGCGTGCCGTCAGCGCGCTGAATGTCTCGTCTCTGCCGGTCACGTCGTTGCTGACGAACTTGCAGGGCAAGACCAGCTTGCCACCCGCCATCACTTCGCTGACTGCCGCGTCACTGATCTTCGGCATCAAACTGAAATGGGCTTTCCCGGCAGGGGCGGAGGACACGCAGCGCACTGAAATCTGGTACGGCCCGACGAACGATCTGACCAAGGCCGCGAAACTCAGTGATCTGGCTTACCCGCAGTCGGAGCATGTCATGCAGGGCCTACTGGCTGGCGTGACGTTTTTCTTCTGGGCGCGCTTGGTGGATCGGACCGGGAATATCGGGCCGTGGTATCCGGCCGGCGCGGGCGTGATGGGGCAGAGCGGCAGTGACGCAACCCCGGTTCTTGGCCTGCTGACCGGCAAGCTTACGGAAAGCCAGTTCGGAGAACACCTGCTGGGCCGCATTGACCTGATCGACGGCTTCGGCGTTGGCTCCGTGAACGTTCGGTTGGACGAGCTGAAGGCTGAGATCGGTGACTTGGTAGATGCCCTCGAATACGACCCAGAAGAACCCTACGCCATCGGCGAAACGGTTCGGCTCGGCCAGAGGCTCTATACCGCCAAAATAGCCGTTCCGAAAGGTGCGGCGAACTCGCCACCGAACTCTACATATTGGCTGGACACTGGGCAGGTTGTTCAGGCGGCAAATGCTCTGGCAGCCCAGGTCACGAAGAATACCGCTGACATCAGTACGGTGGACGGAAAGACAACAGCAACTGTTGTCCAGCTCAATGCATTGCAGGCTTCGTCAAGGGATGACGGTGTAGAAGGCGAAATGGCTGCTGCCATCAAGGCGTGGGAAGAGACAGCCAACTACGCACAGGAAGTCAGGGTACGAACCGAGAATGATTTTGCGCAGACTCAGCGCACCACTCTTCTGGATGCTCGAGTGGGTGGCAACGAGTCGAAAATAACCATCGTCGAAACGACGGCGGCCAATGATCGGCAAGCAACCGCCCAGCAGATCACGACACTGACCGCGACAGTCAACGGCAACCAGACAGCCACGCAAGCGGCTATTCAATCAGAGGCGAACGCCAGAGCGGACGGAGACGGTGCGCTTTCTTCGAAGATCGATCAGGTTCAGGCCATCGCCAATGGCGCAAGCGCTGCGGTGCGAACCGAGGCTACTGCCCGGTCCGACGCAGATGGCGCTCTCTCAGCTCGTATCGAAACGGCGCAAGCCAAAGCGAACGACGCGACCGTTGCGGTTCAGCAGACAACCAGCGCACTGGCCACCACCAACAACAAGCTGGCCGGCATCTGGTCGGTGAGGATGGAGCTTTCGCAGAGCGGGATACCGTACGCGGCCGGGTTTGGGCTTGGGCTCGAAAGCGGCGCGGCAGGCACGACGTCGCAGTTCGTTGTGCGAGCCGACACGTTCTTGGTGATGAACACCAGCTCTCAATCGCCTCAGTCGTTTTTCGGCATCACGGGCGGGCAGACATTCATTCAGTCGGCCTTCATTCAAGACGGCACGATCACCAACGCCAAGATCGGCAGTTATATCAGCTCAACCAACTATTTGGCCGGGCAGTCCGGGTGGATTTTGAGCAAGGACGGCAGCTTCGAAATCAACTCGCCTCTGGGCGGCGGCGGACGCCAAGTCATCAACGGTGCAGGCGGTAAAGTCTTCGATGAGAAAGGCCAGTTGCGTTATCAATGGGGGAACTTGAGCGTATGAGTTATGGAGTTCGTATATGGGGGGGAAATGGCGAATTACGGTTCGACACAAGCACGTCTACTTGGAGGTCGGTACTTTCCATGGTGGTTTCATTTACTACCGCGACTGATAAATCAAGCCAGGAGTACGCAATTCCTGGCTGTACGCCAGAGAATTCGGTAGCGCTTCTGATACCTATCGGGGCGGTAGGCGATAACGATAGGCAGCTTGAGGCAGAAATAATCAATGGCGTTGTGACTGTAAGAAATTTTATAAACGGATATGCTGGAATAAAGTTTTCTCGCAGCAATATGAGACTGATTGTGTTGAGGTGGTACTAATGTACGGCATGCAAATCACTAACGACTCAGGTGTGGTTTCTTTAGACTCTGAGTTTTCCAGGCTTAGCGTTCTTCAGTCCGGCAGATACGCAGCTTCGTCAAATAAGGTAACAATTACGATAAGTCCTGTCATAATCACACAAGAACCTCCGCTAATATTTCTTAGGCCAGACAATAATAACGGGGTGGTTGTAGTTGGCTGTTCAATTGCTGGCTCGCCTGGAAACTGGACTAGCATAACGATTATTGGACCTCTGAACTACGCCCCTTTAGGTTCATATTTCATAGGTGGTTTTGCGGCAATTCCATCTTCTGGTTATGGGGCTAGGATATGGAATGCAGAGGGAAAGTTGATTTTTGACACAGGAACAACTGCCGCTGTGTTTACCAGGTTTTTACAGAACTGGACATATGAGAAATCAACTTATGACGAGCAAGGTTTCGCTACCAACTGGTATTCCTCCCCGCTGAATTACGGTGCTGGCGATTTTCTAATGATAAATAACGGCTACATGCGAATGCTTTCCGGCGACAACATTGGAAGGACTTGTGGCATACGCTACGACTTTGCTGCGTCTAAACTGTGGTTCACTACGACCGCCCTCAGTAATCCTATTGCGTTTAAGCATCCTGCCTTCTTCGCTAAAATAGCCGCATAATTATTGGAGCTAACAATGCCTTGGTTGAGAAATGGCACAGTAGCTGTCACCCAGAATTCAACGACTGTGACTGGTACTGGCACAACGTTCACTTCTTCCAGAATAGGTGATGCTTTCAACGGACCGGACGGCCGGCGTTACGAAGTTTTCAACATCATCAACGAAACCGTGCTGGCAATTATCCCTCCTTATGCGGGAGCAACTGTCAGTGGCGCTGCCTATTTCATTGAGCCTGTCCAGGGTTATCCAAAGGCGCTGACAGATGTTTTCAATACTGTAAATCAGCGCTGGGGTACAACCCTTGCGGCGCTTGGAACGACCGGCAACTACGATACTCTGCCGGTGAATAAGGGCGGCACTGGCGGAGCTAACCAAGCGGATGCGCGTACTGGGCTCGGCCTGGGCTCGGTGTCCGTTGAGAACACGGTCCCGGTCGCGAAGGGCGGCACAGGCCGCACTGACGGTCGAGCGGTATTTTCAGAGGTAGGTGTTCAGCAGGCCGCAGCCCTTTACAGTGTTCAGGGCATGTACGCAGGATGGAACGCCAGCACTCTGGGCGAGGGTCACTTCATAGTTAACAAGGGTGGTGGTATAGGTGGTTTTAATTGGCGCTCAGTTAATGCAAATAATTCAGCTAGCGGTCCGTCAATGTCGTACTCCTACGAAGGATTGCTGACTGTTCCGTCACTATCAGTAACGGCCTCGCCGATCGCGATCGCATCTGGCGGAACTGGCGGAAATAGTCCGGCTACTGCGCGGCAGGGGTTGCAACTTTCAAATTCGGCCACAATGCCAGCCGTAGGTACTGTTGGGCAGGCTAGTGGGATTCCAACCGGAGCAATAATTGAGCGAGGCTCAAACACAAACGGCGAGTACACTCGCTATGCAGATGGCACGCAAATATGCACATTTAAAACCAGAACCGTAAAAACTCTTGGGAACTCTACTGGAACCTTGTTTTTTTCCTCTGCCGAGCCAGCACGAACGTTTCCTATGCCATTCTCTACTGCGCCCGCTGTGAGCATCACGGCAGCTTTAGAGTCTGGAGAGGGATGGTTTGCAGGGACCGGACTAGTGCTATCAGCAACGCAGTGGACCGCAGGATATGTATTCACACAAATATCGCGTACTGCACAGCAAGTTGCAGTTGAGTATGTTGCAGTCGGAAGGTGGTTCTAATGATTATAAATCTTTCTCCAGTCCGAATAGATAACGAAGAAATTTCTGTCGAAAAATACGGTAAATCTTTATTGATAAATGGTGAGGTTTTCGACTTCGGGCGCATGCTTGATGGGGAAAGTCTTCCGACCACCGCCATTGATTCTAAATGGCTAGCAGGTGGGGAATATGTGGACATGATCGACGGTGAGATTGTACTGACTCTTACGCTTCCAATACCTTACAACTACAGTCAGGAGCAGGCATTTCCTGTCCCTCTGGAAAATGTTCCTGACGGCCCTGTAAGCCTGCCAAAGCCTCTTCCCGTCGTTGCAATGCGAGAGGGAGAAGAGCAAGCCGAATCCCAAGGTGGCGATCATGAGTAACATCGACTGGTCAAAATTGATCACCAAAGAGATGAAGCAGGAGCAGGCCATTAAGCAACGCCTTGCAAATGTGGTGGCCGAGGTCGCCCAACTTAGAAAGATCGCCGACTACACGATTGCGCCGCTTCAAGACGCGGCAGACATCGACGATGCAACGCCAGAAGAGGCTGCGGCGCTGACCAAGTGGAAGAAATACCGAATTGCCCTGAACAGGATTCCGGCCCAACCCGGCTATTTCGACGTAATCGATTGGCCGGTCATGCCTGTCTGACTGGAAAGAATCAAAGAGGCCCGCCATCGAGCGGGTATTTTTTTGTCTGGAGAAACCCAAATGCCGATCACCGCGCAGCAGCTGCTGCAGATCCTCCCGAACGCCGGCCAGAAAGCCGGCATTTTTGCACCTGTTCTGAACACGGCGATGAGCAAGCACCAGATCGTGACCCCGCTGCGCATCGCGGCCTTCATTGCCCAGGTCGGCCACGAGTCAGGCCAGCTGCGTTACGTGCGCGAGCTGGGCGGCAGCGCCTACCTGTCGAAGTACGACACCGGCAAGCTGGCCGAGCGCCTTGGCAACACGCCAGAAGCCGACGGCGACGGCCAGCTCTACCGTGGGCGTGGCCTGATTCAGGTGACGGGCCGAGACAATTACGAGGCGTGCGGCGAGGCGCTGGGGCTGGACCTCATCAACCATCCCGAATTGCTCGAGCTGCCGGAGAACGCCGCAATGTCGGCGGCATGGTTCTGGCACCGGGCCGCGCTCAACACGCTGGCGGACAAGGGCGACCTTCTCCAAATCACTCGAAAAATCAACGGCGGCACGAATGGCTTGGCTGATCGGCAGGAGCTGTACGCCCGAGCATTGAAGGTGCTGGCGTAAACAGCGTGTTCCACTCGACCAATCCATTTCAGGCCATAGGCCGCTGGGGAATGCAGTGCAGACAGTGACGAAGCAAGAAACCTACGACCGCACCATGAAGGTTACGTTGGCAGTGAAGGCGAACGGCGGATCGGTGGCGGTCCAGATCCAAGCCGGTGATAACTGGATCACCACTGACACGCTCTGGAAAGACGGTGCCTACCAGCTGAGCTTTCCGCCGGCGACCATCCGTATCGTGCCCACTGCTGGCGCTGCATTTGAGGTGTATGCATGAGCCTGCAGGTCAACCCAATCCCGCGCCGCCAGCCGATCCGCCGTGGCCTCGGTTTGCTCGGCGACAGCTTCTCGGGCAATTGCCATACCATCGCCGCGACGGCGTTCGGCACCGAGGCCTATGGCTACGCGGCATGGATCGCGGCGCGCACCGGTCTGTTCCCGAGCTACGTCGGCAACCAAGGCAAGGTCGGCGACCACACGGGGCAGTTTCTCGCCCGGCTGCCGGCCTGTATTGCTTCGTCCACGGCCGACCTCTGGCTGCTGCTGTCCCGCACCAACGATAGCACCACGGCTGGTATGTCGCTGGCGGACACCAAAGCCAACGTCATGAAAATCGTCACCGCGTTCCTGAACACGCCCGGCAAGTATCTGATCGTCGGCACCGGCACGCCGCGCTTCGGGGGCAGGGCACTGGCCGGGCGGGCGCTGGCCGATGCGGTCGCCTACAAAGACTGGGTGCTGAGCTACGTCAGTCAGTTCGTGCCGGTCGTGAACATCTGGGATGGCTTCACCGAGACCATGACCGTGGAAGGCCTGCACCCGAACCTCCTGGGTGCGGAATTCATCAGTTCGCGAGTCGTGCCGATCATCACCGCCAACTTCGAATTCCCCGGCATCCCGCTGCCGACAGACGCCGGCGACATCTATTCAGCCATTCGCCCGTTCGGCTGTCTCAACGCCAATCCGTTGCTGGCGGGCACCGGCGGCACGCTACCGGCTGGCGTAAACGCCGTGGCCGGGTCTGTGTTGGCGGACGCCTACAAGGCTGTCGGCTCTGGTTTGGCCGGCATCACCACGCGGTGGTACAAGGAGCCCGCCGCCTATGGTGAGGCGCAGTGCATCGAGCTGGGCGGCAGCATGGCAGCAGCGGGCGGCTACATCTACGTGCAGCCCTCGGCCAACGTCGTGCAGACCAACCTGACGGCCGGTGACGTCATCGAAATGGTGTCGGCAGTGGATATCGTCGGTGCGTCGCGCGGCATACTGGCCTGGGAGGCAGAGCTGACCATCACCAAGCCGGTCAGCGGTGCCTCGACTACGTTCTACTATCGCTCTATGGATAAGTACCAGGAGCCCTTCACGATGCCAGCCAGCTTCTCCGGGCAACTCGAGACGCAACGCGGGACCATTGATCTGACAGAAACGGTCATCACCTCACGCATGGGCCTGTACTTGGCCGCGGGCGTGGCGCAGAACTCGACCGTGAAGGTTTCGCAGTTCGGGATTCGCAAAATGTAGAAGAGTGGTGCGCCTCGCCATAGCTCCAGCTCAAACGCTGGCCGCTGGTTTGCTGCCGTAGTAACCCGCGTAGAAGCATCCAAGGATAGGGCTACTGCATCCAGGCGCTCGTTGTACGAATGAGATGCACGCCTGTCGGAGCGCGCAGCGGAGTGTCAGCAACCCGCTATGGTTAAGGCTCCCTATCAAGGTGCAAGAGAACATGGACGTCACCAAAGTCAGACTCTGCGTTTACGGCCAGCACAACACTAGGCTGGGAACGATGGATAGCAAGGGTGTCATCAGGTCGGATCGAGCTGTGATCTTTAGAGTCAGAAATGGCGCTGTCTATTCAATGCACGAGAGCTATCTCGGAAAATTTGTAGACGGGGTTTGCCGGACGCCTAGGGGCGAGTTGATATTTACATTGCGAGACATGTAAATATCTCAACGCTGAACTGGCTGCAAATGAGGGGGTATAGATCCACTTGGGGGGACACGGTTTGAATAATTTAGTTAATTCAGAGCTAACAGGTGATTGCATCAGCAAAGTGTGAATTGCCGCCTACACTCCGCGAGATGTAGGTCTCAGGAATTCTCCTGGCCTGCGACAAGGATGGTCCGAATGACTTCAAACATGGATCTGAGACCTATCATTGAGGCTGCTTTTTTGCCGATGAAATGCGTATGCGATTTCGTCTCGGTAGGCTTGATGACGATCCGGATATCCAACCCGGTCACCGAGACGGAAGAGTTCACCTTCACGGGCATCGATACGACCGCACTGGTTACGATCCGCGATATTGTCGGGCTTGTACTTGAGGTGAAAGCGGAAGTGAGGCTGCGGCGCTCAGCGTTCTATCTGCATCCAAAAGGACGGTAA